TTCTTTGCTTTTCTCGCTTGCGAGTTTCGTTCATAAGGGCCATTGACATGGTCCTATAAACCCTACCGGGTATTTTCCGCATTCGCGGTTTTAGGAAACCCCAAGTTAGAGGGGTATACGGGCCATACTCATGGTTGGTTTGGAGCGTGTGCCTTACAAGCACCCTTAATGGCGGATAGACGCCAGCTTCTCTCGCTCGATAGAGTTAGACCACTATTTAATAACGCAATTTACGCTGGATTTCTTCAATGCACCAGTGTGCGGTATTTAATTGTGGCCGGCTAAGAGACCTTTTCGGTGGACCCCATCTTCAATGATGGGGACGACATCGGTCTTAGTTCGAGACACTGCTAAAGTTTGCAGGTCACGACCAAGTTTCCTTTTATCGTGAGCATCCACGCTTTCGCCTTGTGCGACCGTGTATGTGGCGGCTAGTGTCCCCTCTTTTGGGGGCTGAAACCATCTTAGGATGGCGGCATGGAGAACTAGCGCTAAAATCGATTGGATCCGGGGTTTGATGACCTTGTGTGTGTGCAATCGGGGGGTATGCCGAAAGGGGTGCCCTCCACAAATTGAAGTCCTGGCCCAACTAGCCAGGCAGTTTCGCTTTTCAAACGGGTGCGCCTACAGTTGCCCGAGCGAAGCCCATTCTAGTTACGAACGTTTCAAGAATACAAGGAGCATTGCAGTACCAAACAAGCATGGCTGCGGTGATCAGGGGGAAAAGTAAGGATAGGCTTTTCCTGGGGGCAATAGACCGACTCCCAAAGCTTGACGTATTGGACCAATCCACCAATACACAAGAACAACAATTTCGCGTTGACTGTATGCCAACTGCCGGTGGGCCCACCAACCCTGGCCCGACTGCGCACAGCGACCCTCCACCTGAGAATGGGGGGCAGCGCTGCAATAGGGGTGAGACCCGACCGGCAGAAGCCGGGAACGAACTTCTTTTTCTCAATCCAAATGGAGTGGACAAAATCAGCGTAAGGCCTGGAGAGGCTGCTGAGATTATATCCACCAGGTTGGATTCCTCCTTACATCCGCAACACGTACGCGCTGATTTCTTCCTACTACGTTTATGTCGTTTATGTGATTTATGTTATTTATGCCATGTATCTTTGTTTGATTTTTCAGATTTATGTGATTTGTGTTCTCCACACAGCGACACACCATATATGTACCTAAGTCCACACGTGAAAATGCACGTGGTGGCCCCCTCCATAAATGGGGCGAATGGTGAATGGACGGGCACTGATGATATGCCCGGCAGGAAATCACAGAAGAAGCCTAGACAAATTGGCCCCAAAACCGAGTTCTACACAAATAAAGATGGTGGTTGGGGAGAACCCACACACCTTGAGGCTAGGATGAGAAAGCCCAAACAGGAGAAAAAGAGTGTGAAGAAAACAAACAAGGCAGCTAAGTTTGGGCCAAAAACGCAATCAGCCGACAGGAGAACAACCCGCACTGCTAAACTCAAGGAGCAAGCCGAGTGGCTGAGGAACCCCGAGAACAAATACCCTAAGGCCGCCAACGTCATTCAGGGCAGAGGTAAGTATGTAGGCGGGGGTTTTTCCCAACACAAGGGTAAAGGCAAGTCTATCGGTAGTGCCCTAGGCTCATGGGCTGGTTCCAAGCTAGGTGGATGGTTTGGAGGCGCAGCTGAATCCTTACTTACCCCTGTCCTTGAGGGGTTTGGAAGTTACTCTGAGGCAGCTGAGGGACCCAAAGCTATTGTCCCCTTTACTGTGCAGAACAACTCAGTGATGGGGGTGACCACTCCTGAATCTGCCAATGTACCATACATGCATGGGGTTGGGGATGGGACACGCATTAGACACCGTGAATTTTTGGGTTTAGTGCAAGGATCCACAAGTGCATCCGTGCGTAAATTCACTGTCAATCCCACTAACCCCGTTGTGTTCCCTTGGTTGTCAGCACAGGCGCGTGCATGGCAGCAATGGAAATTGTTGGGTGGTGTTTTTGAATACCGGTCGCTTACGTCCGAGTATTCGACTGTTATGACCACTGGGTCCCTTACACTCTGTACTGGATATGATCAGGTGCAAGCACCTCCGTCTACGATCATCTCTGCAGGAAACTACGAGTACTCCACTTCTGGAAAACCGTCAGTGGATCTGATGTGCCCGATAGAATGTGACCCTGATCAGACACCCTCAACACCCAGGTATGTTTTAGCTGAGAACAAAATCACCGACTCAGGGCTGAACCAGTACAATTGGTGTACGCAGTACATCTTCACCGTTGGAATGCCAGACGCCATAAATGCAAAGGACATCGGTGAATTTTGGTTCACCTATGACCTTGTGTTCTACAAGGCCATCTTGAGGTCCTTAACGTTTATGGCGATGGCACATGTTCCATTGCTTGTCGAGGACGAAGACAAACCATTGGCAACATTTCCTGAGGCAGCTGGTGTTTTCAATGATGTGGGAGTAACATCCATCACCGATGATTCCATTTATTTTGACGCCTTCTTGACCGGTCCATCTTTTCTGGTGACCTACAATTGCTATTCTGATGGCAAGGAAACGGCATTCACCTCTCCTGACATCACATTTTTCAATGGGCTTAGCTTTGGCATGGAATATTTTAGCCAAGATTCCACTCTTTTTGATCAAGACTCCACATTCCAGAATGTGATAGTGGATGACAACCCGGGGGCTATGGTTACAGTGCAGTTTACCATGGCGTATGATGGCTCTGGGACAGATGAGGATCCGCCTTATATGACGTTCCATGACATGACAGTGGCCAACCCTGACGGGGGAGACCTTACCATCACCGCATTACCTGTTGAGGTTGACGATCTGACTCAGACACCGGAGATTGTGCCTAAGCGAATGTATGTCAAATTGGCTCCAAAGAAAGGCACCTGCCCGCCCATGCTGGGGCCACCTGGTTATTACAGCCTGCGCGAGTCTTTCGGGGTCAAGCTCGGCTCCGTTGACACCACTCGAGTAGGTAGAGTGACTGGTAGTTCCAAGAAAAATGTAGCCCAAATTAGAGCTCCTGCACCAAACCCACACGTAATACGTGCCATGCGTGAAAAAGCATTAGCAAACAGGGTGTGTGGGTCACTTTCCGGGAAACTGCGCCTTGAGGAGAAAGTAGCGCAGCCCATTGAGCCAACACAAGAAGCGACGGCCACTGACAAGTGTATTGCAGGGGAACATCTTTATGAATCTTACGACTCTGAGGAGGCGCTTTGGTGTTGTAGTTGGTGCATGAAAACGAAGCCCGTGCCGCCCGTCAGCCTAGTTGTTCGCAGCCATAAGAGTCCCACAGCTCTGCAAACTGGGGCGGTATTGGCTAGGTGCAGCGCGTTAAAGCAGTCATCTAGAGATGGGAGTTACGAGTTGGTAGGCAAAGAAAAATGTAACACCCTGAATGGCAACCAAGGATCGGTCACTGGCACAGATGACTTAGATACAGAGGATAAAGAAGCTAATGACCCCAAGACAATGAACAAGATGCCCTCTCGGATGCTGTTGAGGGAGGACGGTGAGGGCATTGAGGAAATATACATCAGTGAGTATGACAAGGTTTTCATAAACTCTGACGGAGATATAGAAATTCTTCGAAAGAAAGTCCATGTGAACCCTGTCGGTTTGGTGGTGGATGCTGAGGCACTGCGAGCTAGTCGAGCTGCCTGTAAGCTGAAGGGCTATCAGGTGCCCCGAATGGCCATGCTTATGGTCCAAGGGGCTAGTGTAAAACCAAACACCTATTTCTGGGATGGCATGCACATAGTACACCATGGAGTACCACTTGGAAAGAAAATTGAGAGAATTGTGGCGGTGGCGGGTTGGGACAGGGACTTGGTTGATTGGGTAAACTCCATTGCTGTTAGTGGAGTTTATCTGGAATATCTGCCCCCAAGAAGGGGGGTTGTCCGCTGCACAACTCTGAATGGGAACAATGGTTCAGCCACCAATACTGATGATCTGGCCATGACGTTGTGTCTTTTTGGATCAGCTTGTACCAGGCGTGGTCCACACTACCATAGGCAGAGACACCCTTCTGGGCCCCCACGCCCTATAGCGGCAGCTCAACGACCTGTCCGCTGGATTGAGTGTTCCAACACCCCGGCCGAGTGCCCAGTACATGAGCACCCGGCCTCTGGCCAGGTGGTTAGTGAGGAGTACATCTTCAGGAATGGTGTTCCCATGACGTTGGGGACATCTACCACTATGGGTGGTGCAGTTTCTTGTGGAACGTCTACCACGGGAGCTCCACTGTATGTAGCAGCCCACCAACCGGTGTCGACTTTTGAATCGTCATCAGGCATGCGCCCTTGCGCAACCTCTGAGGAGAGGCCTGTTGATCCACGAGTTGAGCCCGTAGCTGAGTTGCCTGCTAGCACTGCCCCGTCTGGCACTAGGCCTGAGGATTATATGCCCATGCCTGACAGAGGAAGAGCCTCGGAAGGCCGGCATACGCTCTTTGCCAACTCTGAACATCAGGCGTCCATTCGTAGGCTTGAGGATGGATTGCCCCTGCCAAGGAGAGTGCCGGAGGATGAACGACCCCAGCCAATGGAGGTGAATTTTGTTGACCCAGCGCAGCAGGCAATTTTTCGGGCCGTCGCCTTTCCACAGCTCCCCCCTCCCCTTGCACGCCCTGTTAGGTGTGGGTGGCTTCGACGACGGGTACGTTTGATATGTAGGACCATTTGGCGACTGGTTTTTCTGTCTGTACAATTTGTCACCCGCGTGCTCCATTGGTTGGTGCGAGTGCGGTACCTTGGACTGATATTTCGCTTCCTCGTGTGGCTTTTCTGGATACCGTGTGTCCCTTTCATCCTTCTCTGGGCCTTTCTCTCATTTCTTTGGAGACATAGACCATTTAGACCCGGACCTCCACCCCCCCCCCCTCCTGCACCACCTCCAAGGGTCCCTCTTCCTGCTTGGGCCGCAGGTGGGCCCATGGCTGCGTTGGCTGATGAGGTCCGCGCCATGGCCCAGGTGGCATGGGACCGTCGTAACTTCGATGACCCTGATGACATCATCTTTGTGCGCAATAAATTGATGAATAGGTCTGTACACTGTTCGTTGAATGGCCTTGGGGATGAATTGCATGGCTTTGTCTCATCCATCCTCAGCGATTCAGAACGGCAAGTTCTTCAGAGTAGGATTTATGATGCTTACGATAGAATGTTGGGGTTAGGTAGGGAGAGTATTTTCTTTCCCCTAGTGAGTGGCTGGCGCTATGACAGGCTTCCACCGGTCATCAATGGGCACGATCGCCATGAACAGGCAAAAAGGGTGTTTACTGGGGAAACCCCCAGCCAAGTAGATGCCCTGGAGGGAGAAACCCCAGTGGCTAGGCTGCTTTATTTAGAGTCTTTTCCCATGTGGAGTCTTAAAGCTCCCGCGTATTTCCGGGTCCCCCTTTGGTATTTGGGATTTTACCTCAACACGTTCTTCTGGGCAGTGGCTGAAGAGGTGATTAAGATAGCGCCCAAGCTGCTTTTTCTGTGGGTCGAGAAAGATGATGATAGGTGGTGGAGGTATTGGACCGATGGGTCGCTTAAGCATTGTCCGCGCGACTACGTCCATATGTACTCTGGCAGTGGTGGTTTGTATCAAGGTTATTTTGAGCTGCCTATTGAAGTGCTTCAATTTCAGAAATGGTGGCTTGTGGCCTTCTGTGCTATGGAGGCAGCTTTGAAATGTAGCAGCGGCCCTAGGAGATTCGATACTTATGGCATGTTGGCTGTTGCGACCCTGTACTCACTCCTAGCACATTATGCTCTCTCCCGGCTGAGTTTCTACCAGGCCTGTGTAGTACATTTTCTGTTCAATGCTATTCTCCGCTACATGTGTTGTATGGGAACCGACATGCGTCTTTTTCTGTGGTCCTATGTCCACTCAGTTTGCGTACAACAGCAGAGACATGATAGAGCGGAGACACAAGATGGATTCCTCATGACTAGGAACTGCACAACTAGAGCCAAAGATGAGCCCTGTGTACCGATTTTCGGAGCCAGAATGGTCTGGGGCGTTGAGGGGGTTTATGCTGATGTATACCGCAACTGTTGCCATAATGAACTCATATCTCTTGAAGGCAGGGTTGGGAAACTCCTTCCTCAGCACCGGAATAGTCAACTTGTCTTGCTGTTTTGGGTGGGCATGTTTGCTATGGCACGTAGAGTAGCCCAACTCATAGCCTCGCAGTTCTGTGTCGGGCTCGACACGGGTACTTTTGCTGAATGGGTCCAGCACTTCTTGCCCTCAAAAAGGGCCATGTTCCAGAAAATACATGATGAAGGCTACGATATAGGAGCTGACTACGTCTGTAAATCCTTCATCAAACAAGAACTTGTTATGAGAGTTCTGAGAAGTGACGATAAGCATAAGGACCCTAGAATGATTCAGGGGTGTCCTCCTGAGTTATCTATTGCCGTAGGAAAATACACTCGGGCGCTGGCAAAGATGCTTCATGAGACTCTGGCTCCCAGGGACTGGAGCCTTCAAGACCTCCGGCAAGGGAGGCAAATAGTGTACACGTGTGGCATGAATGCAAATGATGTGGGCGAAGCCTTTGTGCAGGCGTTAGCCTTGATTCAGTCCACTTGTGAGGCTGGCGAGTATGTGGTAGTTCTCGAGGATGACCAATCTCGTTTTGATGAACACATTACTGAGGGACCATGTGCGGCCCTCAACATACTCTATGAGGAGACCACTAATCCGAGAGTGTGTGATTTATTGCGCCGGCATGGAGCTATGAAAGGAAAAACCAGCCTTGGCACACGGTACAGTGTGCCTTACACAATGCAATCGGGGATGCCCGACACTTCATTAGGTGACACCTACCTGAATGCAGTGATGAAGTACACCATACATGGTTTTGGTGGTAGGTGGGTGTCCATAGTATGTGGCGATGACAGTGTTACAGTCGCTGTTAGCACTGATATACAGAACCTTGGTGGAACACAAGGTATTGTAGGCCAATATATTAATATGGGCATGGAGGTGGAGGCTATTCTGCGTCCCGAGCCGTGGCTCGCAGAGTTTTGTTCATCTCGTTTTCTCAAGTGTGGTGATAGCGCACTTTTATTCCCTAAGATAGGGAAGATCCTGGGTCGATTGGGGTGGGATAGGATCGACAGGACCGAGAAAAATCAGAAGGCATGGGCTAGGGGGGTTCTTGCCAACCTCTCCTCCTATGGGGCTTATGATCCAGTTGTGGCTTCTTTGGCACACAACCTATCACGACAACTCGGTGAAGGCAGAGTTATCGTAGAACCGCTGAATGTGTACACAATTCGGCCTCCCACTGAACGACCTTCGCCAACTCGCATGCAAGTACTCGATTACTACGGGACACACTACGGCCTTTCGGCCGCTGAGTTTGATGATCTCGTGTATCAAGTTGGGTGCATTCAGCTATACCAGCCCTCGGACAACAAGTTGATTCGAGATGTGGTTATTGCTGATTGCTAGTTGGCAGGTTGCTACAAGTAGCAAGGCTAAATGCCCGGTCATGAAGGAG